GGTCGCACAAAGAAAACATTTCCACGAAAGCATGAGGATCTGCTCATGTATTCGAAGGGCAAAGATTTTCTGTTCAACGCTGATGACGTTCGTATTCCATATAAGATGGCAAAGAACGTGCGAACGACGGCTCAGAACAATCCTCTCGGTAAGATTCCAACAGACGTGTGGGAGAAGAATAACCACACGACCAGTCATGAATATTGTGCTTGGCACAAGACTCAGAAACCTATTGCATTGTTGCAGCGAATCATTAGAGCGAATACCAACCCCGGTGACGTGGTGTTGGACATCTTCTCTGGTAGCGGTTCGACCGCGATTGCTTGCGACCATGAGGGTAGAGACTTCCTTGGTTGCGACCGGTCGAGTGTATATGTTGAGCGATCAAAAGAACGTAGAATAGAACTGGCACCATTGGTGCGAACATGAATCTGACCGACTGGCTAAAAGCCATCAATCAAAACAAACAGCCGTTGCTCGACGATCCCGAAGATACCCGCGATGAAGCCTCATATCTTCCCTTTGTTGTTAACAGATGCCTGTCATATTTTCCTGATACGATCTTTCAGGCGAATGAGATGAATAGCAAGCATGGTTTGCCGCACAAGATGCAGTTTGATTATCTGTTGAACGCCGTGAAGAAACGAAAGCGGTTCAGCCCGTGGTTGAAAGCGGAGAAGCCAGAGGATCTGGAAGCTGTCAAGGAATACTTCTGTTACTCAAATCGTCGAGCTATCGAAGCTCTAGTATTGCTGACACCAGAGCAAATTGAACGAATCAAATATCTATTGGACACCGGGGGCATCCGCAAGGGTCGCTAAACCCTCAAATCGCTAAATATGGATAACTATCATGTAGTAATCATGGAAATGATCCCGCGATTTGAGGTAGTACAATGTCCCAAGACGATAGACACGTCACACCGATTGGTGTGGAAGATTTAATCGAGATTAGCCTGCGTCAACCTGACGACTTTTTGAAAGTCCGTGAGACGCTGACACGGATTGGAGTTTCTTCCCGGACCGAGAAGAAGTTATACCAGTCTTGCCATATCTTGCACAAAAGAGGAAAGTATTACATCGTTCACTTCAAAGAGTTGTTTGCACTCGACGGAATGCCAACTAACTTTTCTGCGAACGACGTAGCACGGCGAAATACCATCGCAAACTTGCTTGCCGAGTGGGAATTGCTTGACTTAGTTGAAGCTGAACGTTCTGCGGAACCGGTTGCTCCGATTAGTCAAATCAAGATTCTTGCATTCGGTGAAAAAAATCAGTGGCAGTTGCAACCAAAGTACAATATTGGTAAGCGACGATACTAAATATATGAAAGGTTTTTGTTATGAGTGACAGGGCAATCCTGAAATTTTATAAGATGTATCCTGACGTAATGAACCCACGTTTTGGAACGTCACAGTCCGCGTGTTTTGACCTACACGCCCACTTTACAAATAAGAGTGTCCGCGTATACGATGCGAACAACGATGTAGTTCCTGTCACCCCAATTCCTGGTGTGATTGAGGATGGTCGTCGTGGTGTTCTCATTCGTCCCGGTTGTCGTGTGTTGATTCCTACGGGACTTATCTTCGACACACCCGAAGGATATTCTGTTCGGTTGTTCTCTCGCTCAAGCGTTGGAATCCGAAAGGGATTGAAGGTTGTTCACGGTGTTGGTGTTTTTGATTCAGACTACTTTGGTGAAGCACTGATTCCATTGCATAACATAACAAATGAAACCCTGACCGTTGGCCATGGCGAGCGTATTGCTCAAGCCGAGTTGGTCGAGTTGGCCAAATATGATTTGATTGAAACCGATGTCGAACCCGCACAGACTACAGACCGTGTGGGTGGCTTTGGTTCTACTGGTACATAATTTACAATTGCAAGAGGAGGCCGCGATGGCAAAGTTTGATCGAGTGATGTCCACGGGAAAAGAACATCAGCAGTTTGAGTCGGGTAGCCGTCGAGATTCAGCAGAGGGCAAAGGCCGCCCAGATTTGCTGCCGGTTCACGCATTGATTCGCATTGCAAAGGTGTGCGATCCCCATGTTATCCCGATTCATGGTATCATTCGGTTGTCGGTTCACTATGAAAACGGTGCTGTCAAGTACGGCGACCGCAACTGGGAACTAGGTCAACCGATTTCTCGTTACTACCAGTCGTCGTTTCGTCACCTGCAAAAGTGGGTTGGTGGTGCAAGAGAGGAAGATCATCTTGCCGCAGTAATATGGAATGTCTGTGCGATAATGGATCACGAAGAACGAATCGAACGCGATCTGCTTGACCCCAAGTGGAACGACATGCCTCACGATCCTGCGACAGGTCTTCCTATCACCGCATTCAGATCGAGCGACATTCAGGTTGCTCCCTGGACGCCCGACATGAAGATCGCTGAACATGCGTGGGTTGCTTTCAATCATCATCTATGGTGGTCGGGTGGTGACAGAACGGTAGACCACCTGGCGATCATCGCCCGTGCTGGTATGAGTATGGTTGATGTTGAGGAAAGAGTCGAACGAGATTTGATTAGTGCAGAGTCTTTGAATATGCCAATCCTAAAAATCTTCGTGCCCGGTGAGTTTGTCGAAGCTGACCGCAAGCGTAAAGAGCAAGAGGAAGCGGAGCTAACGCCCGTATTGTTGGTTGAGAATGCAACTGGCAAACCGTTAGGTGAATTGCTTATGCCCGTTACAAAACGTCGTGGCCCGGGCCCTGACTATGCTGAGGATACGAAACATCATGCAACCGATCCGACTCAAAATATCAAAATTGCCCCTATGGGTTCTCGCGTTACTGAAACCGAAGCGTAAGCTAACCTTGAAAAGAGTCGTGTTAGGCACGGCGATTTGGACTTCGGTGGTTGTTATCATTATAGCGGTCCAAATGTTTTCGTACTATAGAGGACGAGTGGACGAACGTGCATACTGGGAACCCCGGTGGAACATGGAAAGCACTGAATACCGAATGATGCCCTATGGTATTGACGACTAAGATGGCTGTCCGTAATGACATCGTGAGGGGATTGATCCAAGCTGACTTGCATGAGCGATTCGGGTGTGGGTGGTCGATTGAAGTGATCGAGCATCCCGATCCGGGTAAGGGTGCCGCGGGAAGTATGGTGCGTTTGCGTATTAGATACGGTCATCTTGGTGGCTTTGGCGCGGTAGCTGTAAACGCAAATATGCTCACACCACATTTGAAGTTGATGGTTGAGGGTAAGAGTATACAAGAACAAGTCCACGAAGCTATTGGTGATGAGTGGTCGCCGCCATATTATCTCAACAAAAGTGGCCTGAACACCTGCCAAGATATATTCGAAAAGATTACTGGTAATCTTGCCGAGTACGCTTGGACTGAGCAGAATAATCCAGAATGAGTGAATTTTATACTAACGTTCGAACGTCCCGCAACAAGATTTTGTACAGGGCGATACGCAACGGTAAAGCTGTATTCGAGGAAATCGACTACGAGCCACGGCTGTATGTGCCTACACAAGACGAGAGCAAGTGGAAAACCCTGCAAGGCGAACCTGTTGCTCTCATCCAGCCTGGTACTATCCGAGAATGCCATGATTTCTTGAAGCAATATAAAGATGTTGAGGCATTCAAGGTCTATGGTAACAACGATTGGTCAACGCAATTTATCGCAAATATGACCGATGGTGCTGATATTCAGTACGATCTTAGTCAGATGACGATTGCGTTTATCGACATTGAAACCGAATGTGAAAAGGGATTCTCTAATGCTGAGAACGCGACTGAACGAATCAATGCTATTACGGTTCGCGTCAAGAATCAGCGTTGGGTGTTTGGGTTAGGTGAATTCACAGCACCGTTCAAAGACGTTGATAATAGTCTGAAAACTGAGTTCCGCACTTATACCGACGAAGCTGAGCTACTGCAAGATTTCATTGAGATGTGGGCTGCCCTGAAACCTGATATCGTGAGTGGCTGGAACGTGCGGTTCTTTGATATACCGTATCTAGTCAACCGCATCGAGGAAGTGCTTAGCGAGCGACAAGCAAAGAGACTGTCTCCATGGAAGCAAATTAGAACCAAGATCATCAACAAGTGGGGCCAGAATTATACCGTCTATGAGTTGCTGGGAATCTCTACGCTTGACTTCTATGAGTTGTTCAAGAAATACACTTACCAGAATCAGGAGTCTTGGAAGTTAGGTCACATTGCCTACGTCGTGTTGGGCGAGAAGAAATTGTCATATGAAGAATATGACCACATGGCTACCTTCTATCGAGAGAATTTCCAGAAGTTTGTTGCCTACAATGTCCACGACGTTGACCTTGTGTACCGCATGGACGAGAAGTTGAACCTGATCGACCTGCACGTTTCACTGGCATATCTGGCAAAGATCAACTTTGAAGAAGTGTTTTCGCAAGTAAGAACTTGGGATGCTCTGATCTTCAATCATCTGCGTGATCGCAACATTGTCATTCCGCAGAAAGAGACTCGGCACAAGGACGAGCAGTACGCTGGAGCATACGTCAAGGAACCGATCACGGGTTCTCATGATTGGGTTGTGTCGTTCGACTTGAATTCTCTGTACCCACACTTGATTATGCAGTATAATATCTCTCCCGAAACTCTCGTTGAAGATGACGATATACCGGAGGAGTTGCAGGACCTAGCAGGCCAACCGTTGGTTGATCGGTTGCTCAGCAAGAGCATCGACACGACACACGTTAAGAATCATAACTTGTGCTTGGCAGCTAACGGACAATTCTTCGTGCAAGATCGTAAGGGATTCCTTCCGATTCTCATGGAGAAGATGTATAACGACCGTAAGGTGTCGAAGAAAATCATGCTCGATGCTCGGCAGAAGATCGAGAAACTGAAAGAACGTCAGGGCCAGGGCGACGATGTTGAAGCGGAGATCAAAGAGCTAAGCATTCTAGCGACACGTTCTGGCACCAGAGAGCAGGGGTTGAAGATTTGCCTCAACAGTGCTTATGGTGCGTTGGGCAACCAGTATTTTCGGTTCTTCGATATTCGCAACGCCGAAGCGATCACGCTTGGTGGTCAGCTTTCGATCAGATGGATCGAGAATGCCCTCAACAAGTTTCTCAACGAAACACTAGAGACTGAGGACTACGAATATATCATTGCCTCAGACACCGACTCTGTGTATATCAGATTGTCGAAGCTAGTTGAGCAGGTATGCAAGGGCAAAGACACCGATGCAATCGTGCGATTCCTCGACAAGTCCTGCGACCAGATCCTAACGCCATTCATTGAGAAGAAATACGAGGAACTGGCCGAGTATGTGAACGCATACGAGCAGAAGATGGTCATGGGTCGTGAGGTAATCGCAGACCGTGGCGTTTGGACTGCCAAGAAACGATATATCTTGAATGTTCACAATTCTGAGGGTGTGCAATATGCACAACCCAAGCTAAAAATCATGGGTATCGAGACAAGTCGTTCATCGACACCGCAGGTAGTTCGTGACGAGTTGAAGAAGGCCATCAAGATCATCGTGCAGGGTACGAATGATGAGTTGATTGA